CATAATTAATCTTGCAGTAACACGGTTAGCAATGGACAAAAGTGGGCTCCTGGGCAAATTTCGATCTGCCTCTCAACCGACCAAACGTCTGTACCGCTACCCCCTGCTCGTCAATGGTGACGATGTGGGCTTCGAGATTGGCCGATACGGGTATGAGATCTGGAAAGACCTCACCCTTAAGGCCGGCCTGAAGTTCTCCCTTGGGAAGAACTACACGTCGACTGAATGGCTTATTCTCAACTCCCAACTCTATCATCGTGTTGACCAGGTTGATTTCTTCGGTCAACTGAGCCACCGTCTTTGGAAGGAACAGCATCTGGAGGTCGGACTGATCTATGGCCAAGTCAAAGGTCAGTCCCGGGAGGAGAGTGAAGAGTCACTTTGGTCTGGTTCAGCTTATCTGGACTCAGCTCGTAGTGTCTCCCAGATGGCCAGGGACTTGATGGAATATTGTCCCTTTCCTAAAAAGGAGTGGCTGGTCGGTCGAATCATCCAGTGTCAGCGTGAGGTTCTTGATCTCGTACCAAAAGGTATGAGTTGGTTCCTCCCGCGGGCCCTGGGTGGTCTCGGCTTGCCATACACGCCTAAGGCCACCGTCTCTCCAAAGCAGCTCAAGCTCGCCGCCTATCTGGCGACTAGAGATGTCAACAGCAGGGACCTTGTCAACCTCTGCCACCCCGAATTGCCTGGCTTCATGACGGCCTATCTGGAATCTATAAGATCTCAGACCAAGGGCCTACGATGCCGAGTAATACGGAAGGTAGATGCCAACAAACCCAGCTTTCGATTTCTCCCAGCCTGGGCTGCTTCCTATCCCATTGAGCCGTGTTGTAAGGCTCAATACCTCCGAGTCGCGGATGCCTTCTATAGATTGAAGAAGAAGGCGCTCGCGACTTCCCTCTCTCCTATGGGTCTCCGAAAGGCACTGGACTATGAGCGTGAGCTCGATCTTAGCAGTCCGGCCTGGTGTTAAATCCGGAGCCCCCTCCCTATGCCTCTACAGCCGAGGTTCCCGCATGGTGGGAGTCGCCTGCAAAGGTGATGCGGATGGCGCCGAATGGACAAGAGATTGCTGTACGGAGTTACTCCTGGTGGTCTGCCGGTCTGGTCAACCGGTGTTACAAGCCAGGGGTGAAGTCTCCACAGTAGGTCCCCG